AACATTAAATCATGGAAATGCCCGTTTTGTGCGTCTGAATTTGATTTAGACGATAATATTTTACATATATATGGAGAAGACAACGCAAAAGGATTAACTTGAAAAGTAAATGAATGGATAAAGAATTTGCAAAAATCCCAGTTAGGGATGCTAGAGATAGAAATTTACCACAATTTAAAGAAGGTGGAAGAACACCAGCCTGGCAGCGTAAGGCAGGTAAAGACCCTAAAGGCGGTTTAAACCGTAAAGGTGTTGAATCTTACCGTAGAGAGAATCCTGGCTCTAAATTACAAACTGCTGTTACTACAAAACCAAGTAAATTAAAGAAAGGCAGCAAAGATTCAAAAAGACGTAAATCATTTTGTGCTAGAATGAAGGGTATGAGGAAAAGGCAAAAACCTAGCAATAACACAGGTAAAGATAGATTATCTTTATCATTAAAGAAATGGAATTGTTAAATGCCAAAATTTGGAAGTAAATCAAAAAAAAACTTAGCAACCTGCCATGAAGACTTGCAGGACTTATTTAATGAAGTAATCAAGCATGTTGACTGCAGTGTCATTGAAGGCCATCGTAGTCAAGAAAGGCAGGATAAGTTGTATGATGAAGGAAAAACCAAGCTCAAGTACCCAAAGGGCCGTCACAATGCTAGTCCTAGTCGTGCTGTCGACGTTGTCCCTTACCCTGTTGACTGGGATGATAGAGAGCGTTTTCACCTATTTGCAGGCTTTGTTTTAGGCGTTGCGCAGTCAATGGAGATAAACATTCGTTGGGGAGGCGATTGGAATAAGAATTTTGAAGTAGATGATAACCAGTTCGATGATTTTCCTCATTTTGAACTATTAAAGGATTTTTAAATGGCAGAAGAATATGTAGACCCAAGAGCGTATGGAACGCAAATATTAGATTATTTAACAGCTGGAACCTCGCCATCTGAATTTAGGGGCGCGCATGAAACTATTAACAAATTAATTGCAAATGCAGACGCTAACACAGAATATGCAAAACTATTTGATATTGACTATGGTACAGATAAAATGGCGTATTTTAGGCATCTTAACCCATCAGATAGCACAGTTACTATTCTTACAGGCTTAATTAACGCATTAGCTCCATCAATGATGAGTGACAATGAAAGATTGTTAATGGATGCGATAAGAACTAAAGACAATCCAACTACAGCTGTACAAGCAGCAAGGACATTAGCTGAACTACGTAATAGATAACAATAATGGCTAATCTTAACCTTAATGGCAATGTTTCAAAGAATGAAGAAACGCTCCATTTAGCGTACAACGATTTAATTACATTTGGCAAGATGTTTAGTCCACAGGACTTTTTAGCGTCTGCTACCCCAGATTTCCACAGAGATGTAGGAAGTCTTCTTATAGATAAGACAAAACAACAATTAGCACTAGTTTTACCTAGAGACCATGCAAAATCTACCTTAGCAGCCTGTGCTGTGCTTCACAGATTTTTATTTGCAACGAAAGAGAATCCAGAGTTTATTGCATGGATTGGTGAAGCTCAAGACCAGGCAAGGGATAACCTCGCATGGATACAAAACCATATATACGATAATCCAGCTATACATTACTATTTTGGTGATTTAGAAGGAGATAAATGGACAAAAGACGAATTTACACTAAGAAACGGTTGTCGAATGATTGGCAAGGGTACTTCACAAAGATTAAGAGGGAAAAGACAGAACTCGACAAGATACACAGGAATTATACTTGATGACTTTGAATCAGAGCTAAATACTAAAACTCCTGATTCTAGGCGACAAATTAAAGAATGGGTAACTGCTGCAGTATATCCAGCAATTGATTTTGATAAACAAGGATTTTTATGGTGCAATGGCACTATTGTACATTATGACAGTTTTTTGAATGGTTTAGTAAATAAGCACCGAGAGGCAGTAAAAACGGGCGAAGATTTTGCTTGGTCGGTTTATACTAAAAAAGCAATCGAAGATGGCGTTCCTATTTGGCCTTCACGTTGGCCAATGAAAAAATTAGAAGAGCGTAAGCAATTTTATATTGATTCTGGTACCCCAGCTAAATTCTATCAAGAGTATATGAACCAGGCAAAGTCGCCCGAAGACCAGATATTTAGTGAGGAGGATATTAATAATGCGCTCTATAAAGGAAATGCAAGATATGATGCGGAGTATGACTCATGGTACATCAAAATGGACGATGGCCGAAAAGAGTATGTTAATATTTACATTGGCGTTGACCCTGCTTCAACACTTGGCCAGCGTAACGATTATTCTGTTATTATGGTTATTGGCGTTACTTCAGAGTTTGATTACTATGTTATTGAATACTGGCAAGAGCGAGTCTTACCTATGGACTGTGCAGACAAAATATTTGAAATTGCAAAACGATATAGCCCGATACGTAGAATAAACATTGAAACTGTAGCATATCAAGAGATGCTTAGAGACTATGTTATGAAGCGAAGCAAGAGTGAAGGAGTATTCTTACCAGGGATTGAAAAAGGAATTAAAAATTACAATCAAAAAAAGAAAGATAGATTGTTTGAAGGATTGCAACCAATGTTTAAAGCAGGTGCTGTTCATCTTAAAAAAGAAATGCATGAGTTTATTGGCGAACTTCTTGATTTTCCTAAAGGTAGTCACGATGATACTATTGATGCATTTTGGCTAGCAACACAGTATGCTAGAGGTAATCCTAAGGCAGGAAGCACTAAAAAAAGAAAAAATAAAAATGGAAAGTGGCATAAACCTAGAAAAATGTACAATTGGATGACAGGTGCGCGAAAATAGCTATTGTTTATGTCGATAAATAAGTTTATATTATGAGTTATGATACGAGAAGATATTAGAGTAAAAGAGATAAGAGAGCTGTTTGATAAATGGCAAAAAGCTCGTGTCGATTGGGATACTGCTGCTAGAGAAGACATTGACTTCTATTTAGGCAATCATTTTTCTGCAGAAGAGGTAGATGAGCTAGATTCACGAAATCAGTCATCGATGCCAATGGATAGGCTATATTCTGCTATAGAGCAGTTTAAAGCTATCGTAACTTCTAAAACTCCTAAATTTTCTGCTATTGGTAGAGAAGACTCAGATAATAAGCTTACAAACGTATGGCGTACAATACTTGAATATATATGGGATATATCTGATGGTAATGAAATATTTAAACAAGTTGTGCATGATTACGCAGTTACAGGTCTAGGTTACTTTTATGCATACCTTGATAGAGATGCAGATTATGGTCGAGGTGAGGTTAAACTTACATATGTAGACCCATTTCGTGTATATGTAGACCCAAATGCAAGAAATAGATATTTTGATGATGCATCAGGCATTATTGTATCAAGCATACTTACAAAACAACAACTTATTGATTTATATCCTCAATTATCTCAACCAACAGATGAAAGCGGAGAAAAGATACTTATTGACCAAATTGAAGCATTAAGTGGCGATGAAGATTATCCCAATGCTACTAATGTGACCACAATGCAGTCATTTACGCCAGATAATACAAAAGACAAGGATTATGACGTAAATAAGTATAGATTGCTTGAATACTACCGTAAAGTGCGCGTACCGTACTATAGAGTGTTAGATACAAGAAGTGGTGATGAGCGTATCATGACACAAGAAGATTTTGCACAAATGGCTCAAGATAAAGATTTTGCAATGGCAATACAGCAAAAACTTATTGATTATGTAGAAGTTACTCAAACAAGAATTAAATTAACGTGCACCGTAGGTCAAATCGTATTATATGAAATGATATGTGATACAGATATATATCCGATAGTGCCCGTTCCAAACATTTGGACTAACACACCATACCCAATGAGTGATGTTAGGAAGAACAAAGCATTTCAAAGGTTCCTCAATAAGACAGTGTCACTTATCACATCCCATGCCCAAGCGTCAGCTGGTTTAAAGCTACTCGTACCCCAGGGTAGTGTTAGCGATATAGAGGAGCTCGAAAGAGATTGGTCTAATCCTAATGCTACTATCGAATATGACCCTTCTTTTGGGGAACCACATTTTCCTGCACCTCAGCCATTATCTAGTTCTATTATGTCTCTTCCTAAAATGATAGAGGGATATATTGATTTAAATATTGGTATATTTGAAATGATGCAAGGCAGCAGTGAAGCTGCACCTAGAACCTATAGTGCAACAATGATGATGGAAGATGTAGGTCAAAGACGGTCTAAGTCTAAACTAAGAGATATTGAGGGCTCACTTAGAAGAGTAGGGCAAGTATGTTATAATATGGCAAAGCAGCATTATAATTTTAAGAAAACATTTAGAATTGTGCAGCCAAATAACGATATTAATGAATATACAGTAAATAAAAGATTATATGACGATAAGAGTCAGCAATTGATGCAAATTGAAAACGATGTATCTGTTGGACAATTTGATATAAGAATTATAGGCAGTTCTACATTACCTTCTAATAAATGGGGTGAATGGCAAATATACATGGAAGCATATCAAGCTGGTCTTATTGATAGAGTTGAAGCTCTTAAAAAGACAGAGATATTTGACAAAGAAGGTGTGTTGCAAAGAACTGATGAAATACAAAAATTACAAGGAATGTTACAGCAAGCTCAAGAGCAGATTAAACGTGTAAGTGGTGACTTACAAACTGCTCAAAGAGAATCTGTATCATCAAGACAGCGTACTGAAGTTGAGAAGTTTAAAGGTAGGCTGAAAGAACAAGAATTAGATAGCAAAGCAAATAGTAAGTTGCAATTAGGCAGGTTACAAGATGCGGTCAAACTCGAATCCGAGAAATTACGTATGAATACTCGTAGTCAAACTCAAAAAGGAAAAGAGAAATCGCAGGAAGGAGCTAAATAATGGATAACGCATTAGAAACTGGACATCTAGAAGGTGAAGCCATCGATAATGTAGGGCAAGACGAAGCAGTCAATACGCAAGAGAGTTCTACTAACTGGGAAGACCAAGCAAAATACTTCCAAAGTGAAAAGGATAAACTCGCAGCGGAAAACTCAAAATTACAGCAATATGAAAAAATTGGACAATTATTGGAATCACGACCAGATATAGCAAATGCAGTAGCTGGTATGGTGCAAGGTGCACCGAGTGGTCAACCAGCAGGTCCACAACGTATTGTTTTGGAAAAAGATGAATTTGACCCATGGGAAGCCTATAATGACCCGCAGTCTAAATCGTACAAGTTCAGACAACAAGAACTACAAGACTCTATTAATGGAGCCGTACAACAACAAGTCCAAGGATTACAAAAAAGCCAAGGCGAAATGCAATTAAAGACCGAACTACAGCAACGAGGGCTCAGTCCCGCAGAAGTAGACTCTTTTATGAATTTTGCAGCGCAAAATCCAGCAGAGTATGGTGTTGATGGTGCTATTAAAATGTGGAGAGCTGTAGCTGAGTCTGAATCCAGCAATCAAGTTCCAAATCCACTAGATGGCGTAAGGCAGACACAAGGTGGTCCAGCTCAAGGCGGGATACTTCAAGGTCAACCTGCACAATCTCCTAAAACAGATGATGATTCTATGTGGGAAGGCATTATGAGTGCTGGAAGTAGAAGTGATGTTTTAAAATAAACTAAGGAGAAAATAAAATGTCTGAGAAATTTAACTCAGGACAAGTAAAATTTGGAACTCCAGGTTCACAAACAGCACTATCTCTATCAAATGCGTCAAGACGATTATTTGACTTTAGCGATAGGGTAGCTGATTTAGCACCAGAGGAGTCTCCATTTTTTGTCTATTTGTCAAAAGTAGCTAAAGTTCCAACGTCGGATAGTCAGTTCCGATTTTTGGAAGATAGAACTAAGATTCACATGACTGACAGAAGCTTTTTGCTAAAAGGAGCAACAACTCTTGTAGCCGAAGGTTCATCTATGAATGTAACATTTGATACATCAGGTGCTGCAACAGTAGATTTTTTATTGCCAGGAATGGTAGTAGCAATTGGAGATATTGATGGTAATTCAGTACCAACAACTGCAAATGTTAGAGTAAACTCAGTAACTCAAGGAACTAATGAAACAGTGTGTAGTGTTACAGCTATTTCACATGTTTCAAGTTCAAGTACTCTTGCTTTGGCAGATAATTCAAAATGTACAATTATAGGTACATCTTTTGAGCAAGGTTCTGGTTCACCAGATGTATTCTCTCAAGAGCTAGACCATGACTTAGGTTTCACACAGATATTTAAAACTGCGTGTGAAATGACTAACACTGCACGAGCAACTATTTACAGAGGCTATGCTGATGAGTTCCAAAGAATTTGGAATCTTAAATTAAGAGAGCACAAAGTAGATATTGAAAGAGCAATGTTGTTTGGCCAAAAAGGCACTCAAGGTGGCATACAGTACACAGATGGTATTGTAGGCTCAACTATTAGAAACGGATATTCAAATGTTAAAGAAGACGGGACACAGCTTGCTTATAATAGTGGAGTTCCATTTTATAAATCAACTAGTGCTGCTAATTTAACATATGATAATTTACTATCTGACTTTGAAGTTCTTTTTGACCCTGCAAGAGGTGGAGGAAGAAGTAAACTTGCTTTAGCTTCACGACCAGTTATATCTCATTTTAATAAATTAAGTTCAAATAACTTTATTGCTGGCTCTATAGAAGGTGAGTCAAGATATAACTTCCCTGCTAGCCAAGGTCAGTTTGGTCATTTAATAACAAAAGTGAATACCATACATGGTGATGTTTCAATGGTAGCTGAGTCTCTATTTAGAGGTTTTGCTGCAGGATTCATGATGATGGTTGATTTAGACCACGTATCATACAGACCTCTTGTAGGAAATGGCCTTAACAGAGACACATCTATTACAACTAATGTGCAACAGGCTGATGAGGATTTACGTAAAGATATGATTCTAACAGAAGCAGGTCTTGAAGTATCTCTTCCTGAAACTCATGCACTTATTAATTTGGAGGGTGTGTAAGATGAGAAGTGATGTATTAAATAGTAATAGTAGTTCTTTTGGTAATGTTCAATCTTCAGAACTAGGTGGTGTTAAAAAAGTTTTAACTTTTGCAGGAGACTGCAAAGAGTCAAGACTAGATTCAGCAACCACTGCTTATGCAGATAATGATATTATACAATACATGGGTGCATTTGATACAAGTGTTCCTGCAGGCTACAACGATGCAATTAAAATAGTTGTAACTAAAGTATTGTTTGTATGTAAGACTGCAACTGGTACTGCAATGACTGGTTCTATTGCTGCAGGAACTGCTGCAAATGAAGCTGTGAACGGAGATGTAACAGGAGCTGTTGAATTGTTTGGAGCTGGTGCAACTCAGTTGTCACCTGAAGGATATGATTTAGCTACAACTGCAACAGAAGCTGATAAAATAAATTTTAATTCAGCTAACAATTGTGAATGGGCAGCACCTCATATTGTGCTTCCAGCAGCTACTAAATACCTATACATGCGTACTAACACTGCAATTAATCATGCAACAAATTTTGATGCAGGAAGATGGAGTGTTGTAGTAGAGTATGTACTCGTATAATCCAAAATCATAAGGGTTAACAGTTTTGTAGGACTGTGCAGGGTATCGTATAAAGGGTACCCTGCGAACCTACTAAAATTTTAACAGTACGTTCACGCTCTAGCCAAGAGCTTAAAGTACACTCACAAAGGAGAATAAAATGGCAGCAACATCAAGTTTAAACAAGTTTACTGTAGTTGAAGCTCAAAATGCAGCTTTAGGACAAGCAGGAGCTAAATTTATAAATGACACCGAAGTGCATACTGGTAGCTTTGTAGCAATACAATGTTTAGAAGACACAGTATTTAATGCACTTACACCAGAAGATACAACTAATGGATATGGAGTTGGTTCGTATAATGGTAATTCAATGGCCTCTGAAACTATCCCAGCAGGCGTAACAATCTACGGCAGATGGACTACTATTGATTTAACATCTGGCTTAGTTATAGCATATATAGGTTAATATGCCTTTAGGATTAGGAGCTAGTTTAAGTCGAGCAGGAATTGTTACTCCAGGTATAATTACAGATGGCCTGGTCATGAGACATATGTATTCTGCAGGAGCAGTACAAAAATTAAGTGATGGTTCTGCATATTTTGATGGTAATAATGATTATTTTTATTCTTCTATTCCAGAAACTGTATGGGAAGGTAATTTTTCAATATCTATGTGGATATATAAAATAGAAACTGGGACAGATTCATTGGTAGATTGTGTTGATAGCAATAATGATGGAATACAATTATTTTACAATAGTGATACTAAATTAGTGTTATCTTTAAATAGTACTGATTTAACAGCCTCAACTGCATCTTCTACTAATGAATGGATTCATGTGGCGGCAGTCCAAGATGATGATAATAATGACCAGCAATTATATATTAATGGGGCTAAAGCAGTAGCAGACGGCAGTGCTGATGTTGCTGTAGATGTAGGAAGTAGTCAAGCAACATATTTTGGTACTAGAACTGATGGTTCTTCTCAAGATTTTAAAGGATATATGACAAATGTAGGTATATGGAATATATCTTTAACTCAACCTCAAATAAAATCAATTATGTTTAAACAGTATTCGGACTTAACGTCTACTGAATCAAGTGGACTGCAAGCTTGGTATGCACTTGATACTAATGCAAATGATTCTGTCGGCAATTATAACGGAACAACGAATGGATTCTAATGGGTAACTTTCAAAAAATATTAAAACCAAGTAAATACAGAGCAGTAGATACCTCTGGCAACAACAATCATGGACAGATATACTCAGGTAGAGGATTAGAGTTTGATGGTGTTAGTGATTATATAAATGCTGGGAGTGCATCTAGTTTAGATGATATTTGGATTAATGGTGCTACTATAGCTGCATGGATTTATTGTGAAGATGCTTCTCCAACTAAAGATATGGAAATATTTTATAAAGGGGCTGGAACTGGTCCAAGTCAAGGATGGTCTTTTCATGTACAGACTAATGGTAAATTAAGATTTATTTGCGATACTACAGGTACTAATGATGGTAATTTTATAACTAGTGAAGTATTGCAAGATAAAACATGGTATAGAGTTGTAGTCACTTATAATTTAGGAAGTTCTGTATCAAGTATGAGTGGTGAAGCTGCAAGTATATATATAAATGGTATTAAATCAACTTTAGGAACGAGTCAAGCTTTGGATGCTAATTATAATACTGATGCAGCTAGAGATTTAGTTATGGGAGCAGGAGCTACCAATCATGAGGACAGATTGTTTGAAGGAATGATGTCTGATGCTCAGATATGGGATTCTGAATGGACTCAATCTGATGTAACCTTTGATTACCTTAATCCTGAATCTTTAGCATTAAATAATGGTGGTACTTCACTTACAGAGTCTAATTTAAAACTCTGGTATCCTATGCAAGATGGGCATAGAGGACAACAATCTTATATAATGGATGGAGCTGGTACAGGATTGGGTGATGAGATTGTAGTTAATGGTGATTACTCTGATACAACTTCTACTGATTCATCTGTAAGTGCTTTAGCAGGATGGGCTAATGCTGGTACTCATAGTGGTCCTGGTCAAAGAGTTACAATTTCTAATGGACAGGCTACTATAGTATCTGATGGTACTGATATAAGATTACAACAAACTATATTAACTTCTGGTGTTACTTATAAATATTCAGTAGATATTATTTCAAATGATGGTGCTGGAGGAACTGCTATGAGATTTGAAATGGGTTCTGGGACTGCAATAGAAAGTTTTAGCACAGTAGGAACTCATACAGGGTATTTTACAGCAGATAATACTTCATTTAGAGTTAGAAGAACAGGTGCATGTAATGTGACATTTGATAACATATCTGTCAAACCTGTAAACGACAAACATCATGCAACTACTGAGTTTTTAGGTGATGAGCAGATAAATGAGCAAGATAATAGAGATTTTTCTGGTAGTAATAATGATTTTGTTGGTGGAACAGTTAATGGTAGTAATACTAATAATGATTTTGCTACTTATGATGAAAATGCAACAAGTGGAGCAACTGAAGGAACTTACTTTACAGACCCTTATTTAAAAATTATTTCAGATGATGATGATATAAATGTTCAATATTGTAAATTAGATGGAGCATATTGGGAAACATTTAATGGAGGGATGGTTGTTGGAAGAACTTATAGATTAAGTTATTCAGTTGAAATAACTACAGCAACAAAAGGCACCTTGTCAATTGGTTTTGCTCAAGCAGATGCTACAGCAACAATAGATGAAGCTAATGATAGAGTATATAGTTCAACTCAATCAGCTACTACTCATACAATAGATTTTGTTTATGCTGGGACAACAACTCATGCTCAACTTGTAATTAAAGCTTCTACAGAATCTGTATTTGAAGCTTATTTTGATAATTTTAGTTTAAAAGAAGTAGGTGTAGCATCAGGTTGGACAGATGCAGACCAACAACTAGATATACCTCAAACAGCATTACAATCTTATAATCAGTTAGCTTGGTTTGCAGGTGCAGGTTCAAATCAAGGTGCAACATTAGATACTACAATTAGTACAACAACAACTGACTGGTCAATGTCATTTTGGATTTTTAAACAAGAAAATTTTGAAAATTTTGACTTTTTTATGGGTAGTTCTACAACTGCTAATTTTGCTTTTGACAATAATGCAAATAGAAAACTTTATTATAGGGATGCAGGTGGTTCATATCATTCTTTATCTGACAATGAAATACCAGACAATGAATGGGTGCATATAGTTATTACTGTAGATGGTAATACTAGCATGACAGCTTATGTTAATGGAGAAGTACAAGATACAGATAGTGGTATGACTGGAACAGCATTTGTTTTGGATAGGTTTATGAATGGATATGCATCTAATCAATATGAAACAAGAGGTTGTATTACTGAAATAGCTTATTTTGCAAATAGAAAAATAGGACAAACAAATGTAAATCAATTATATAATGATGGCAAGGCATATGATGCTAGAAATATTAATGATGCTAACTATTTAACACATTATTGGAGAAATAATGGATTAGCTGAATGGAAAGATTTAGTAGGCAGTAATGATATAAATTGTAATGCAACTGAAACTCTATTACTACCAGCAGGAGTAGATGCTTCTAGGGATACTCAAGGTTTCTTAATGAATAGACAGAAGAATACTAATAGTTTAAATTTCTCTGATGCAAATGGCTCTCAGGATGTTTCAGTAGCCAATGAATACGTAGAAATCCCTAGGAATAGCTCTATAGATGATATATGGGCAAATGGTGGTAGTATAAGTTGTTGGATAAAGCCTAGCAGTGATGGAGAAAATAATGGTGGAAGAATTTTTCAGAAACGTAGCTATATTTCAGTAGCTTCAGAATCTAATGGAAAATTAAAATTAACTCTGCAAGTTCCTTTTAGTTCAACAAATGGCATATGGACTAGCAATGAAAATAATAGTGGCAGAGTAATAAATATAGGAGAGTGGAATCATATTGTTATAACATATAATAGTGATTCGACTTCAAATGTCCCAATATATTATATAAACAATGCCACAGAAGGACATAGCGACCAAACTCCTGTAGGGAGCGTTACCACTAATAATTCTTTTGATTCATTTATAGGAAATAGTTCTTCGTCAGGAGTAAGGCAATTTGATGGTCAGATTGATGATATTTTAATATATAACGATATATTATCAGCAGATGAAGTTGATAGAATTTATAAAGCAGGTAAAAGGAGTCACAGATAATGGCACATTATGAAATGTATTTTTGTTTACCTAGCAGTGCATATGATAGTGCTGTTGGGAGTAAAATTAAAGCACTATATCCAATAGTGGAATCAGTAGATGAGGATACTGGAGATATAACATATAAATCAGCTCCAACATGGCATGAGATAATTTTTGCAGGTAAAGTAGGTGCTCCACGATATTCACATGATAGGGCATATTGCATTATTAAAGGTGAGTGGTCTATGAAAGATGGTGTATTATCAGAATTAGTAGCACTAGGTTCAGGCGTTGCATATCCAAACTTTAGTGTATTAACTAAGTCTGAAGCTCAGACATTAGCAAACAGTTCAACCTTTACAGGAGAATAATGGCAAAAAAAAGTACAGTCAATAAAGCAGGTAATTATACAAAACCAGGAATGCGAAAGCGTTTATTCCAAAGTATAAAAGCTGGCTCTAAAGGTGGACCTCCAGGAGTATGGTCAGCTCGTAAAGCACAGCTTCTTGCTAAACGATATAAATCATCTGGTGGTGGATACAAAAAAGATGGTGGTATAGTTAGACCTAAATATGCTAGTGGAGGTAAAACAGAATCTCAAAGGTCTCTTGACCAATGGACATCAGAAGAATGGGATAATGTCTCAGGTAAAAAAGGAGATAGATATCTTCCTAAAAAAGTTCGTGAAGGAATGAGCTCAGGACAAAAAGCTGCAGAAAATAGAAAAAAAAGACAAGCTACTAAATCTGGAAAAGTAAAAGCTAAATATTCAGATAGTTTAAAAAAGAGCATGCGCAGCAAAGGCGTATATTTAAAAGGCGGGAAATTAGAAGGCCCATCGCATAAAGAAGGTGGTATTCCTATAGAGGTAGAAGGTGGTGAGTACATCATCAAAAAGGATTCGGTAAATGATAAAACATTGCCTATATTACAAGAGATAAATAACACAGGTCAATACACAGGTGCTGATAAAAATTATGATTTTCCTGTTTTTGATGCAAGAAAAAGGAGTAAAAAAAATGCCTAATATTAATGGTAAAAAATTTAAATACAATGCTGCTGGCATAGAAGCTGCTAAAGAAGAAGCAAAAAAAATGAATAAGCCAATGATGATGGATGGTGGACAAATGGATATTAAAAAATATGCTGCAGGTGGTATGACAGATGGTAGAAAAAGAAGTGAGCAGATGTATGCAGGTGGTGGTAAAACAGGTTATAATAAAATTGGAATGCCTGATAAAAAAATGCATGGTGGTGTTATGATGGAAGATAAAAAAATGATGATGGGTGGTGGACAGATGAAAAATAAGATGATGTATAAAGATGGCGGTAAAACTATGAAGCCAGTTGATTCATCTAAAAACCCAGGTCTTGCAAAATTACCAACAAAAGTTAGAAATAAAATGGGATATATGAAAGATGGTGGATTAACTCCTTCGCAAACAAAAAGATTAAAAAAACATTCTAACCATCATTCTGCAAAACATATGAATGAAATGAAAAAAGATATGAAATCAGGAAGCACATTTACTGAAGCACACAACAAAGCTATGAAAAAGGTAGGAAAATAAATATGGCTAGT